CTTTAATGGCTTATACCATATTTCTGGAATGTAACAAAATATCCTTTAATTTATTACATTTGCTGTAACAAACTAAAGGATATTAATATGGGTTTTGTGACTGTAAAAGATTTCGGAATTGCTCTTGGTGTTAACGGTGTAACGGTAAGGCAAAGAATTGTAAGGGGTAAATTAACAAAGAATGAGTACGGTTTAATTGATGTAAAAAATGTAACAAACTTTGCTTATGTTGTAGAAATCAATGGGGGGGATTTAAGTATTTTTGATAATTACTATAAATCTTTGGCCAACGGTACAAATGTAAAGAAAAAAGTTAATAAACCTAATAAAAAGCAAACTTTTTTAAAACCAAAAGAAAATCTAATAAAACCACCTCCAGAAATAGTTGAAATCTCTAAAAAAACTAAAATCAACAAAGTCAATGATAGCAAGGTTTTAGTTAACATTGTTCCGACGGTGGAGCCTAAAAATTATAAGGAAAAAAAAGTAGATGTTTTAGACAATATAATTAAGGAAACCGCTGCTGAAAGATTAGAAAAGAAGATAGCTTCTGAACAAAGAGCTTCTTTTACTGCATTAGAATTACGAAAAAAGACTGCTGATGTTGTTTTTGTAGAGAGACAATCGGAATTAAAGCAGATTCAATTAGAGAAAATTGCGGGGAATACTTTGCCTTTGGACATTACTACAAACTTACTTCGGATTAATTTACAATCGATATTTAAAACTTTCAGTATGGAATTGGAAAATATTGCAACCATAAGCGTAGAAACTTTAGGAGGTACCAGAGCAGATTTAGTTAAGATTACTAATGCACAAAATGTTATGCTTAAAAAAATAGTTGAAAATGCTAAAGCTAATGCCAACCAAGAAATAGAAATGTATATTCAAGAATATTCAGAAACAAGATCCCGTGGGGAACGTAAAAGTTAAACTATGCTACACGAACTATTTTACCAAAATATAAAATCGATACAAAATTGTATTTATGATTTTGATCCAATAAGACTTGAACCGAGTGATTGGGTAGAGAAAAACATATTCCTTACTTCTGCTGAATCTAAATTTGCTGGTTTTTTTAGCTATGATAGATCTCCTTATTCAAGGGAAATAATTGATAATTTAAGTCCGAGTTCTGATGTTGAGATTTCGGCTGTTATGAAATGTTCCCAATCTGGATTTACTGCGGGTGTTGTCGTTCCTATGATTCCTTATATTATTTCACAATGTCCTGCAAATACACTTTTCTTTTCAGGTTCTGAAAAATTAGTTAAAGATACTGTTCGGGATAGATTAGACCCAATACTTCAAAATTCAGGAATGAAAGATTTTATTAGGCCTAATTCTATTAAAAAATCAAACCAACGAACAGGAGATACAGATTTTAAGAAAGAGTTTTCGGGGGGAAGTTTAACATGTTCTACTTATAAAGCTAGTAATTTAAGGTTTTATTCTGCTAAATTTATTCTTGCTGATGAATTTGATGATGCTCCAAGAGTAGATAAAAAAGAAGGGTCTACAAGAAGCCTTGTTGAAGCTAGAGCGAAATCTTATGGTAATACAAAGAAAGTAGTTTATATTTCATCTCCAACTACTAAAGGCATTTCTAATATTGAGGATGTTTATAATATTGGTGACAAAAGAAAATGGAATTGGATTTGTCCTCATTGCCAAGAATACATTCCTATTCTATGGAAAGTTGAGCGAGAAAATGGAACGTTTGGAGGTGTAAAATGGACTTTGGATGATGATAACCGTTTGATTGAAAATAGCGTTCATTATGAGTGCCAAAATTGCTGTGGTAAAATTGATTATAAACAAAAGTATGATTTGAATTTAACTGGTAAATGGATTCCAACTGCTATTCCTGAAAGACCTCAATACCGAAGTTATAGTTTTAATGCACTTTGTAATCCTCCAGGGTTTGATTCGTGGATTAGTTTAGTTTCTGAATGGTTAAAAGCTTGCCCTCCAAATGAAGTTGTTGACATTGGTTTGTTAAAAACATTTACCAATACACAATTGGGGGAATTATGGGAAGATAGAGGTACAAGTCCTAGAGCAACAAGTTTAATGAATAATGTTAGAAATTATGAAATAGGTATTATCCCTGATGAAACTTCTGAAAATGATGGAAATGGTAAGATTGCTTTAATAAGTTTGGCTTGCGATTTAGGTGGTATTATGGATATTGATAACAGAATTGAGGATGTTAGATTAGATTATGAGATTTTAGCTCATTCTTCAAATGGACAAACCTATTCAATAAAACATGGTAGTATTGGAACATTTAAACGTGGTAATTCTAAAACTCAAAAAGACATTTCAAAAGAAAGTAAAAGAGAAAAATTTACTTATTCACATGGAGTAAAAAATAGTGTATGGGATATTCTAAAAGAAATTATTTATAATCCATTAGAAGGGCAAAGCGGACTTTTTTATGATATTGATATTACGGTTATTGATACAGGGCATTTTACCAAACTAGCGAATAACTTTATTTCAGGTATAAAAGACAGACGTATTTTTGGTATAAAAGGACTTGGTGAGGAAAACTATCGTAGATTGGATAAAAATAGCCCTATGATTACGCATTCAAGAGAAAACAAGGGGTTATTATACCTTTTGGATGTTAATCTAATAAAAGATACCATTGCAAATAATATGGCATTACAGCAAGGTAATGATGGTACACAACCGAATGGTTTTATGAACTTCCCTCAGCCATCAGGAGGAAAATATAATCTTAATAACTATTTTTCTCATTATGAAGCGGAGCATAGAGTTCCAATCATAAAAAATGATATTGAAGTTGGTTATGCTTGGAAGAAAAAAAGAGACAATAATCACTTCTTTGATATTGCTGTTTATAATCATGCTGCAAGAGAAATATTTATATCGGATTTAAAAATTTATGAACCAAAAAATAAGGATTTAACTTGGTCTTTATATTGTGATGCCATAAATTACTAAAATAAATCATAATAAACTATAAATATATTTTGTTATCTAAAAATAAATTATATATTTGCATTAATTAACCACTAAAAAATAATAAATATGAAAAAACTAATTATCCTGCTATTATTAGCAACAAGTACACAAGCACAGATATACGTATCAACAGGAATTGACGTTAGAAATGCAATTGTAGGCTCAAAACCTACTGATAATAAACCTGCTTTAGATTTACTTTTTAAAATTCATTTAGTGGGGCAAAATGTTGAATGCACGGTACAATACGAACGCTTTGAGGCTATAGGTTTCGATAAATTTGCTTTCGGTGTAGGTTATCAATTTAAGGTATTTGGCACTACGATAACTCCAAGCATCGAACCAACGCTTATTGGTCGTAATAACTTTGGTGATTTCGATACCAAAAGTAGTCATTTAGCCTTAGGAAGTTCTCTTACTATTAAATACGACATTAGCGATAAAATAGGCTTAGGATTAGCTTTAAATGCTTTATATCGTACTGATTTAGCTGCAAAATACGGGACTAAAAATCCTATGGTGTACTCGAATTATTTAACTGTATTTTATAAATTAAATTAAAACAAAATGGAAAAAGATTTAACAAAAGAAGAAATTCACGAAAATTTAAGAAAAGAGTTGTGGTCAAGGGTTTATGTTGCTTACGTGTCTGCCGCTAACGCTACTAAAGATGATGGTGCGGCTAAATGGTGCGATATTGCTTTAAAAAGATTTGACGAGAGATTTTCAAATAAAAAATAAACAACATGAAAACACTTGTAATAAAATACCAACCCGATTGCTCTCATTTATTAAATAAAGCCAATGATTGTATTAATGAATTTAAAAGCATCCATTTGAAAGAAAATAAAACAGGAATTTTAAATGGTGTTTTATGGGTCATAAAAAGCAAAAAAGAATTTCAAATTTACGTTTATCACACAAAAACACAGATTATTTGTGATATTCGTGTTAAAAAATAATACCAATGGAATATAAAAGAGTATTTAATCCTGAAAAAGGTAAATGGGAAAGTATAAGAGTTTATACCGAAGAAGAAGTAGAGGATATTGTAAATCTAACTCTCAACAAATTCTGTACTTTTTTCTCGGATGAGTTAAAAGCAAAAGTAGCAAAAGAGTGGTTTGAACAATTTAAAAAAGATAAAAAATAAAAACACGGAAACAATTTTCTCAAAACCAATGGACATTCAAACCTTTGACGGTCATCATTTAATCGGAGTAACTAAAACCATTGTAAATTTAGAATTTGATACTATTACTTTTTATATGGGTGAAGAAAGGATCTTATCCCAAAAGAATAATAGTTATACGATTATTAATTACGGCACCATAGAATGTGCATTCACTGTTAATTAAAATAAAATAATTAAAGTTTTATTTGCAAATAACAAATAAAGTTTTATATCTTTGCCTGTATGCAAAACAGGTGGAACTGGATTTGCAAAAATCCAGTTCTACGTTTAGCGAAAACATAAACGACCCTTAGAACAAAGCTTCCACCTCTTTGTTTTTCGGGTTTTTTTGTATTTATACAATTCTATTCCGATGAAAAAGAGTTGTTACCAGTTGAACTCAAAAAACAACTACCGTAGTACAGTAATGTCCGTAGTCGGTGCTAGTAATAGCAAATATTGTAATTCCAACATCGTGTAAATCCCTGCTCTACTTGCCAGTAACAGGAAACCCAAGTTAACACTCACGATGTACTCAAGAAGCCATTTCATTGAAAAATGAAGAAGAAAATAAGAATTGGTATGGATGGGGAGAGTTTAGCAAGGCTCTAACGGATAGCAGTAGATAACACTAATTAAGGGGGTGTTATGAATGATGCAAATGCTTTTTTTAAGTTTTTTTTGGCTTTTTTCTAATTTAAGCTAAAATTTAAACATTAAAATCGGAGTATTTGGGTCATAAAGGCACTTGCTGTATCTAGTTGATAAATAATAATATAAAAAAATATGAAAAAGTTAAAAGAAAAAAAAATGATTATTTCAAATGAAGAAAAAGATTCAATTATTTCTCATTATAAAAATGGATATTCAATCCCTGATATTGGTGTAATATTTTGTAAAAAATATACTTGTATGGTAATAGCAGGAATAATAGCTGAGGATTCAATTACTATTGAAACAACAATTCAAAAACAAACTTTTATTATTGTTCCGAGTAAAATGAATTATAATTTTAGAATGCAAAATATTTTTAAATAAGATTATTATTTTAATAAATAAAACCAAAATTTATATTATGAAAAAACCAGATTATTTTATGGACTTAAATCTACCTGAATACGGAAAGATTGGATTGATAGAAGCAAAAGGAATACATTATTTTAATGCTTTATCAAAAGCAAAAGGTGATAGTGGATTATTATTTAAGTTTTTATTATTAGAAGTTTTAATGGTTAATGATAATTTTGTTAACGAAGAATTTCTTAATGAAATGCAAATGAAAGATGTTACTTATTTAGTTACTATTTTAGGAACTATGATGGAAGACAAAACATTTTAAATAAAGCCTTGGGAGGGCATTGTAAAACCCAATACAATAGAATATGGAAAATTTAAAAAAACTCGCTGAATTAAATAATACAGCACAATTAGAAGGTGAAAAATTCTTTGCGGGAAATAAAGCTGCTGGAACTAGATTAAGAAAAGCACTTCAAGAAATTAAGGTGCTATCACAAGAAATTAGAATTGAAGTAAGTGAAATTAAAAATAAGTAAATTTCATTAAAAAAAAGCTATTTTTGTAGTTCCTTATTCTATGATTGCTTTTTTGTTTTTTATTAAAGCCACTTGATTTTATTAAGTGGCTTTTTTTTGTTTTAATTTTTTATACATTTGTAAAGAATTAAAAACATCAATGTTGTGATAACATCGGTTAACTTAAATTAGAAAGGAGCATTCGCCTATTAGGTGGATGCTCCTTTCTTGATTATAACTCAAATATTATGAATGATAGCTTTTGTACAATATCGCAATACATAGAATCTAAGACTACATTAGTGGCTAAGATTGCTGCTTATGACTTAATTATTTCAGGATTAGAAACAACAATGTTATTAGCTGTAGAATCAGGCCATGTTAAACAATATGAGTATGATGATTCAATGATGAAAGTTAGAGCAGAATACCGTAGTGTAGATGATATTGCAAATGCAATGATTGGATATGAAAAAATACGTCAAATGTATATTAATAGATTAAATGGTCGCATAACAGTTTTGCGAGGCGGAAATCTTTAAAAATAAGGAAATGAATATACTTGGAATAGAAATAAATAGAGCTAAAAAACAAGAAGTTATTATAGAAGAGCCAAAAAGCGAATTTCCTTTTGGAAATGGTGCTTATTATGGACAACCGTATACTGTAATCAATAAAGTTTGGGACGGTGAAAAAACTCTTGGTGAATTAGGCACTCCAATTCGTAATATTCCAGATTATCAATTATTAAGAATAAGAGCTTATGATGCTTATGCTAAAGCGGATGTAGTTAAAATTATTTGTTCTAAGTTTTTTTATTGGGTGATAGGTTCAGGATTAAAACTACAAGCCGAACCCAATCGTACTGTTTTGGAATCGGAAGGAATTTCATTTGATTATGCTAAATTCCAAAAATTAGTTGAAGCACGTTTTCAAATTTATGCAAGTTCAAAACAAGGCGATTATTTGAAACAAAAATCATTACATGAATTAGCTTTGGATTTCTTTCAAGGAAAATTTTTGGGTGGTGATGTGTTATGCATTATGCGTTTTGATAATAATGGTCCTAATGTACAATTTGTTTCTGGAGAACATGTTCAAAGTCCAACATTAGACAATAATTTTTTAACAGAAGCAGAAGCGAGAGGAAATCGAATTGAACATGGTATTGAACTTGATAAAAAAGGAGCGCATATAGCTTATTATATTTGTGTAGTAAGTTCAGAAAATCCATTAGGAGAAGTAGAAAGGATTGAAGCTAAAGGTGAATATACAGGAAAAACAATGGCTTGGATGATTTGTGGAAATAAAATCAGTCCAGACCATGTAAGAGCAGTTCCTGCAATATCTCAGGCATTAGAAAAAATATCAAAATTAGACCGTTATACAGAAGCTTCTGTAGGCAAAGCAGAGCAAGCAGCTAAGATTGCTAATTTTATTGAGCATGATAAAAACTCAACAGGTGAAAATGTTTATGACCAAGTTTTAGCTGCTAAAAGAAGAGAGCCAATTTCTACATCTACAGATACTATGGCATTAGCTGATGGTTTGGCTAATAGAATTACAGAAACTACATCAAACCAAACATTTAATATGCCAATTGGTGCTACAATGAAATCATTTAGCACTAATATTGAGAGTGATTTTAACCAATTTCATACAGCAATATTTAATATTATATCAGCAGGATTAGATGTACCACCTGAGGTTGCAATGCAAATGTATAATTCAAATTATAGTGCATCAAGAGCTGCAATAAATGGTTGGGGTTATGTTGTAGATATTCATAGAGAGAAATTCGCAAATGACTTTTATATTCCATTTTACAAGGCTTGGTTAGAATTTGAAATATTAAAAAACAAAATTGAAGCACCTGAATTTGTAAATGGAATTGTTACAGATAATTTTATGGTTACAGAAAGTTATTCACAATGTAGATTTACTGGTAAAAATATGCCTCATATTGACCCATTAAAAGAAATTAAGGCAGTAAGAGAGGCTTTAGGAATTGATGGCGCAGACCCGCTTATTTCAAGAGAACAAGCGGATGAAATGTTAGGTTATGGTAATTGGTATGATAATTTCATGAAAAACCAAGAGGAAAAGAAAATTATACCAACACCGCAAGTAATAGTTGATAATTCTTCAAACCAATAAGATGAAAAGAGTTAAATTAAATCTAAGCAATGATAATTTAGAATGGAACGCTGATAGACGTTACAAAATAAACGCTATTGTATCTTATTTAGGCGTGAATTATCAAAATATAACAGGGATTAATAGTTTGCCTACATTAGGTATTGATTGGCAAATAGTTGATAGTTTGATTATAACTACAGTAACTGACATTTTATCTTCTGCGCTCGCAAGCCAAACATCGGCAGGAATTGCGACGTGGATAAACGCCAATTCTTTTGCTGTGGCTACGAATGAGATTAGACAATTCCACGTTACTGATACAGGACAAGTTTTTGAATTATTATTGCGCGGTAGAAGCTTTGGAAGTGCAACACCCGCAGTAAGCTATATTGATGTTTTGGATTATGGGGGTACAGGCGTATCTCTATCAGCAAACAACATATGGTCAGGAATACAAACATTCTTAGCTACAAAATTAGGATTAAGAAACGTAGCCGACACCTTCACATCCTTTTTTACAAATGTTAATACGGCTAGTAGGACTTATACTTTGCCTAATAGAAGTATGACAGTAGCAGGTACTGACGACATTGCAATAACATCATTAGACGAAGGAAATGGAATAGGTTATGTGATTGCAGGGCGTAACGCTGCGAATTATGGGAATGTTGGATTAGGAGCGGTTGATTTAAGCGCTTCGAATAGTACTAGTTCTACTAAAGGAGCTACTGGTGCAAATTCAACTGTATCAGGGGGTTTAAATAATACTGCTGGAAATATAGGAGTTACTATTGGTGGTGGTGAATCTAATAATGCTACTTCAACTTACGATACGATAGGAGGTGGTAATTTAAACACAATAACAGGTTCTAATTCTACAATTGGCGGTGGGCAATCAAATACTATAAATGCAGGTAATGCAACGATAGGAGGTGGTAATGGTAATAATATTTCTTCAGGTTATGGCGTAATAGGAGGCGGTGTAAATAATACTTTGACTGCTCAATTAGCTGTTATAATAGGAGGTAGTACAAATAATGCAAATGGAGATGGTTCTATAACTGGTGGTTATGCTATGACCGCTGCAAGTTTTTGTGAAATTTCTCTTGGAACTTATGGCACTAACTATACTGCGGGTTCAACATCTGCAATAGTAGGAACAGACAGAATTTTCAATATTGGAAATGGTGCAAATGGAGGGGCAAGAAGCAACGCTTTCACAATTCTAAAAAACGGACTTGCCACATTACCAAGTGTTACGAATGAATTAATTATTGCAGAAGCAACAGGTAAGGCGGTTGTTACTAAGGAATTTGTGTCAAACGTAATGCGTAACATTGTAAAAGATGTAGTGCCAAGTTCAGCAGTTACAGGGACATTAACAGAAACTATATTAAAGAGCTATTTGATAACAGCCAATACTTTTGCAAGTAGTGATAATTTAAGTATCCCTAATTTTGGTATTTCAAAAGTAGGAGTAGCTAATACAGTAACTATTAAAATATACATAAACACATCAAACAGTTTATCAGGGGCTACGCAAATAGCGACATACAACAGCTCAGCATCTAATACATACGCAAAAATATTACGATCTTACGCCTTAGATGGTGGCAATTTAAAGGGACTACCTTTTACAACGAGCGCTTTGTCAGATATAAATGTGTCAGGCGGTGGGTTAGCATCTGCTTCTTTTAATCCAGCAGTGGCAAATTACATTATTACAACAGCAACATTAACCGACATTACCGATAGCGTAACTCAAACATCATTTATAATTACAAATTAATAATATGATACAAACAAAACAACCGATTCTTTATTACACCCGAAGCCAAAAGGTAGGGATAGTAACTATTAAAATTACGGAACAATTTAGCGATGGTGTGGGTGGTACTCGCTATGTAGTTTGTGATTATGCCGATGGGATTGAAATAAACCGAAAATCAGTAGATTACAGCCGAGAAAAAATAAATCAAGTCGATGCTTATATCGAAGCAAATTATGCGGATATGTTGAATGGTTTAAGCCGAACTGATAGAGATGACATAAAATTGAAAATTGGCTTAATGCTCGATACAACAATGAACCGTTGTGATAACGATAAAACAATTTACGGGCTAACCCCTAACGATTGGGAATTGACCGAGTAATGGGATTTATATTGTTCATAATAGCCTATATTTTATTCTTGCCATTAACTATATTAAATTGGTTTTTGGTAAGTAAGAAAGGCTATTTTAGACAATCAGCATTGAATTTGGACATATACGCCAATAGTGAATTTAAAACGCTATGGAATACAACCTTACAAAAGAACGGTTATAAATTCGGCAAAGTAGGTGAGACAATTAGCAGTGCAATCGGCAAAAACATTCAAAACGGAACATTGACAAAAACAGGAAAGATTTTAGTATTAATATTAACAGAAAAGCATTGTATTGATGCTATAAATTGGAAATTATGAGAAATTGGAAAACTACATTAGCAGGATTATTAGCATCGTTACCTATTGCGATAGACGCATTAGTAACGGCTTACAACGCAGGAGCATTTACAGACAAATCAGGGGGTCAATTATTGGTAGCAATTGGGATTGCTTTGTTTGCGAGGTATGCACAGGATTCTATAAAAGTTCAGAAAATAGCCGATGCGGATATTGGATTACCAGTACCAAAACCAAAAAAATAATGGACGTTCTGCATAAAATATTTAGCAGAATGCCTTTTTTTATAGTTATAAATTGGGCGTTTTGTTATTTATTTTTAGTGGATAATAACTTTTACGCAAAGAATTTCGACTTGATAAATAAGATAGATAGTTGTTTGGTACTTCTTTCTTTAATTCATTTCTTTTTTTTTGATAAATTTTATAAAAAATCAGCTAAGTTTTTCGTCCTTTGTATATTCTTAATTATACAATTAACTTTTTTACAATTATTTATAAATCCAGATATTTATTATTTTTTATATTTTATAATAATATCATCAACAATTTTTGCCTATGTCTTTGCTTGAAGAAAAAGTAGATAGTTTAGAAAATCATTTTAAAGTTTATAAGTCTGACATGAACGATGTTAAGGGCATCGTTAAAAATATCGAAAGTGCAATGATTGGTAATAATTTTAATGGCAATAAGGGTTTTGTCCATTTATTAGACGATGTTAATAAAAGATTAGAAAAGATAGAAGATAAACAAATATTAATGGATGAAAATATGAACAACATTAAATTTGTATCAAAAGGAATAATAACAGCCATAATTGGTTTTTTTGTTTGGCTATTTACAAGTAAATAATTATGATAACAACAGCGGAATTAATAAAAGATTTTGGAAAGCCAAATCAAGAAGGCACTTACCTAACAACAATAGATTTGCCTTACCCTATGCGTTTGGCTTGGGATAAAAAAACAACCGTAAAAAAAATGCGATGTCATCAATTAGTTGCGTCTAATTTTACCGAAGTATTCAAAGATTTATTAGCACATTATGGATTACCTAAAATACAAGAATTAGGAATAGATTTATTCGGGGGTTGTTTTGATTTTCGTGCTATGCGAGGTGGTTCTGACTATTCAAGACATTCTTGGGGCGTTGCAATTGATTTAGATCCTGAAAGAAATCTTTTAAAAGAAACGTCCAAAACAGCAAGATTTGCAAGACCAGAATATAAAAATATGATTGATATATTTTACAAACATGGATTTGTTTCGTTGGGAGTTGAAAAAAATTATGATTGGATGCATTTTGAAATAAAAAAAATATAACTATGAAAAACATAATCGCCTTTGTTTACTTCCAAATAGGAGTAAATGTAATCGGAATACCAGAAATTTATAAACACGATATTTCTACTGTTTTCTTTAAAAAACAAGTATCTAAATTCTTTTAATATGGCATTGTCAATATATAATTTCCCTGAACATACTAAAAACGATTTGTTTCGTGCAAGGCAGATTACGTTTAATTTTGATATTACAGGAGCCACAATATTAATGCAGTTCAAAGCAAATCAAGTAGGTAATGTAACAGGGCCTATGGTATTTGAATGGAAAACAGATGATAATTCATTTGATGTGATAGATCCCGTATTAGGAATTGTAATAATGAATGAAAAAATTATTAACGCACCTCCAGGAGTTTATGTTTATGATTTACAGATAACTTACCCTTTAAATAAACCAATAACTTATTTTAACGGTAGAATTAATATAATCCAAGATATTTCAACACCATGAGCATAATTATACAAGAATTACCTATTTATGTAAATATTGGGATTGAAACCCCGCCTCCCGTAATTATTGAAATTGCAGAAATGGGTTTACAAGGATTACCAGGAATTGGGGTGCCATCAGGAGGTACGGCAGGACAAGTTTTGGCTAAAATAGATAGTGCTAATTATAATACACATTGGGTTAATGATACTTCATTATCAAGTATTATTAAGAATGAAGTACCAAGTGGTTTAATTAACGGAATAAATGCAACATTCACAAGTGCAAATAACTTTGTTTCAGGTTCATTAGAAGTGTTTTTAAACGGTTCACTTCAAAAAATAATAGATGATTACCAAGTAATTGGAAACAATACAATAAACTTGAATTTCTCTCCTTTAAGTAATGAAAATTTATTAATCAATTATATAAAATTATAAAATGGCAACAACACAACAAGCGCAGAGACAGATTGCCGATGGAGCAATTAATGACGCAAAAGTACAGGCAGGCGCAGCTATTGCAACTTCAAAATTAGCTGATGGAGCAAACTTCATTAAAAAAGATGGTACGGTAACAATGACGGGAGCCTTAAATATGGGTTCGCAATCAATTACGAATGTAGCAACACCATCAGCAGGCACAGACGCTTCAAACAAGAATTACGTAGATACAGCTATTACAAATGTCACTACATTATTTACATCCAAAGGAACCGTAAGATTAGCCACAACCGCCAACGGAACATTAGCTACGGCATATGCTAATGGACAAACAGTTGATGGACTTACTTTAGTTACAGGCGATAGAATTTTGATTAAAAATCAAAGCGCACCCGCAGAAAATGGATTATATACCGTAAACGCATCAGGCGCACCGACAAGAGCAACAGACATGGACACTTGGGGTGAAGTTCCAGGTGCATGGATAACGGTACAAGTTGGAACGACAAATGCCGATACTGTTTGGTTATCTACTGCTGATTCTGGAGGTACTTTAGGAACAACAGCAATAACTTTTATCAATCCTATTGGTGCTGCTGGATTAAGTGCTTCTAATTTTGTTACAAAAGAAATTCCATCTGGTTCAATAAATGGTGCAAACGTTACTTTTACCTTAGCAAATACACCAACTGCGGGAACAGAAGAAGTATTTTTAAATGGAGTTTTACAAGAAAGCGGTGCGGGTAATGATTATACTATTACAGGCGCAGTAATTACATATCTTTCAGCACCATTAACAGGTGAAAAATTAAGAGTTAATTATAGAAAATAATAGATAATGGCAACTACACAGATAGCCGATAGACAATTATTTACAACTCCATCAGGCGGTGGAGGAAATAGCACAACCCAAACAGTTGATTTTGGCTCTTCATTCACTGATAAAGCACAAGTGGTGGTGACAGGACAAAGTTGGGTTACTACTACAAGTGAAATAGTAGCTCACATGAAAACACCTTCTACAGTAGACCCAGATGAAATTAGGTTACTTGATTTTGAGATAGTTATTAGTGATTTAGTAAACGGTGTAGGATTTACTATAACAGTTTACAGTGAACCAGAAGCGACAGGAACTTACGAAATAATGTGCATAGGAGTATAACTTTTAAAAAATAAAAAAATGGCAGGAGCTAAAATAAAATTAAATACAAGTCCCGTAATTATTGGGGAGGCTAACGGAGATACCGAAGGAAATTTATTGGTTAACTTACCAAAAACAAAACCTAACGGAGATTTAGTAGGTGGAGGTGCTGAAGAAGCAGGATTTGTAGCAATGCTTTCAGAAAGTGATGCTGGAAGCGTAACAGGAGTTAGGCGAGTTTTCGCTCAAGAGGTTACTGGTAATTTCAGACTTAGAACAGGAACAGATACAACAATGTTTAATGAGTACTTTCCAGGAACGGTTTTAAACTCTTTTTTGTGGACTGCACCTGTTACAACATCAACAATAACCGTTACAAACGGATTTTGTAATTTAAACGCAGCCGCTTCTTTAGCATCAGGTGCGGTAGCAAGATTATCGTCATATAGACACTTCCCAATTTATACAAGTTATTCAACAGCTCCGACTATTCAATTTCAATTTTCAGCGGTACCTGTAGCGAATATGGTGCATGAATGGGGATTTGCAATAGCAACTGGAGTAGCTGCTCCAACTGAAGCTATTATTATGAGAATTTCAGCGACAGGCGAACTAACCGCTGTATTGAATAATAACGGGTCAGAGGTTACTAGTTCAGTTTTAGATTTTAATGCTTTAATAGGTGTTGGAATTACACGTACATTATTAGTGTATGCCGATACCAACGAGGTTGTGTTTTGGATTGACAATATTTGTGTTGCAACAATTCCAAGACCTAATGCAGCGGGTTCAATTACACAGTCTCAGCAATTACCTATAATGTGCAGATCGTACAATACGGCAACGGTAGCTGGAACTGCTCAAATAATGAAAATAGGAGCTGTAAATGTTTCGTTAAGTGAAATGAATCAAAATAAAGCATGGTCACATGTCATGGCAGGAGGTGGTGGTATGTCGTATCAAGGACAGACAGGACAAACATTAGGTACTACAGCATTATATACCAATAACTTAGCCGCTGGTGCCGGTGCAGTAATGACTAATACAACGGCTGCGTTAGGATCAGGTTTAGGGGGTCAATTTTCTGCTTTACCGACACTAGCAATAGCAACTGACGGTATATTGTGTTCTTATCAGAATCCTATAGGAACAAGTGCTGCTCCAGGAAAAACTTTATACATTACTGGTATTTCACTAAAAGGATCTGTCACTACAGTTTTAGTTGGTAATGCAACTCCTGTAAATTATGCTTATTCGGCAGCTTACGGACATAATAATGTATCTTTAGCCACTACTACTACGGCAACTACTAAAGCTCCAGTACGTAAACTGCTTGGATTTGAAACCTATGCAGCTGCTGCTGCAATAGGAACATTAGGGCAAGGTGTAGACAAAGATTTTGACAAAGCACCTATTGTGGTTTTTCCAGGAGAATTTTTTCAAATAGTAGCTAAAAATTTAGGTGCTGTGACAACTACTGGAGTTATAACATTTTTAGTTGATATTGAAGGCTATTGGGAATAATAATTTAAAAAAAAGTAATATGCAAATCAATTTACAAAGTCAACTATTTAAACAAGCTTTTGCTTTACTACCTTGGGTATTATTCTTTGGATTATTATGGTTCAATGGATGCTCAGATTCGCCTACAAAGCCACAATTAGTAAAAGTGATAGTTCCCGAAGTAAAAAGTAAATTTGAAGCTAAAAAGCCTTTACATGAAGCAATTGTCAAGTATTCCTTAACAACTGTAAAAGGTAAAACTGTTTACAAGGAAAATCCAATTGATGAAAAGCTAATTTCCGAAAACGAAAAGCTTAAATTAGATTACGCAAAAGCAAATGACAGTATTCAAAAACTTTATTTTGATAAAGCAGTTCGATTGAATAAATTTTCCACTAAATTTGAAGATGATAATTTGGTTTTAAACATAAACGGAATAGTCCAAGGAGAAGTAAAGGAAATAACACCTAACTACATTATCAAAAAAAGAGAAGTTGAAGTTCCTGTTAAAGCCAAAGAAACCGTGTTTAGATTACTATCAGGTGTTGAAATAGGGAATAATAAAAGTTTAAATGGTTTCGCTACAAAAGGAAACTTAATGATCCAAAACCGAAAAGGAAATATTATATCAGCATCTTTTGATACTAATCAAACAATATGGATAGGCTATAATTTTTCTATTTTAAATATAAAAAAGTAAGGCAAATATTTTGGTTTTTTTAATTTGGGAGTGGTTAACCCTATTTAAGTCCGTTAGAAATAGCGGACTTTTTTATTTTATTTCAAAATATTTAAAGATAAATTTGGAAAACTAAAAATAAGTTATATATTTGCCTTGTGATTGACTTCTGACTATAATTAATCACCATCGAAAATATAGCAAACGGCTATTATGAAAACCAACGTCAGAAGTGGTTTGATTAATGGTCGTTTTTTTTATAAAATTATTTCAAAATTATGAAACTAAAAAAATCACAAATTATTTCATTGAAAGTTATTTTCCTCTTTACAATTGCAATATTCTCCACGTTTATGGGTGATTATTTTCATAACTTTTTTGATGACTTTAAATGTTCAGGGAGCGGTCAAAAATTAATTGATTCTTATATGTATCAAAAATGTAATTATGCTGGGTGGGAATATCACGAATCCACTTGGCATTGGGGATATAGACATTGGCTATATTTTATCATGTGCTTGACTTTATTTGTTCTTCAAGTTACAGATATTATTAATTATGCTGATGCTGAATCATAACGGTTTCGGGCTTGGCGAAGGTGGGCTTGTAGGATGTTCAATTTTAGCAGAATGTTTCTGCCCACTTTTGCCAAACCCGTGTTATAACTAGTAGGGATTATTTAGCAGGAACTTTAATCGAAGCACTAACCAAAAAATTTAAACAAAAAAAAGCGTAGGCAATAATTAATCAATTAGATCAAAAAAAAATGGAAAATGTAACAGCAAAACAATTGTTCAATGAGCAATTCAAATTCGCACTTAACTTAGAAGTAAGACACAAAGGCGACAACAAACACGGAATGAGTAGTGATATGGGATTACTCGTATTGCGTAGGGTATTGGAAGAAAATTCTGATGATGACGGAAATGTTCACTTTACAAGAAATTACATCTGCCGAATGATAAGATTTTCGGGTAGTGGAGATTTGGCACAATTTAAAGAAAGTGAACTAATGACAATTGAGGAATACAACAGACGAGCAGTTGAAGAAGAACAACAGCGTGAAGATATGCGAAATGATATGTATGCCACAAAGCAGGAGGTATTCAATTCGTTTGGTGTGAAAAGAGGAACAGAAGTTTATTTGAAAAACGGAGATATGGTTGACGAAGAAAATGTTTACAAAGTAACTGGATTCTCAAGAGGCAAAGAAGAAACGATATTGATACTACGCAAAGAAGCTGGTGAAGGAAAAACACTTGACGAAGTTCGTGTAAAATCTAAAAGCGAATTTGAATTGATTACTAAAGAATAATCATTTAATCATTTGTGGATGGGCTTTTTTGTTTTAATTTTTTGAACGATAAAGTTAATTCGGAGCAGTCCACCCCTATTGGTTATAACGTTTTGCGTGTATGGGAAGTGGCGGAGAGTTTGCTGAATGCTTCCAAGTACAGACTGATTTATAAATTAATAAACCAAACTCAAAAACACAAAACTAACCCGCCATTTCTTATACACGTTGTTATATGATGGCTTTATATTCGGAATTATGAGAAAAAATTTAATGCTTACATCACTCGCAATGATGGTCGCAATGTCAGAGCAAGGCTATACTCAAACGCCCAAAAGTAATGTTAGAAAATCAAGGCTTCCAACCAATAGAAAAGATGAAGTGATACCAAAAGGAGTAAAAGAATATTTCTTTACAGAAAGTGGTCATTTCTTTAATTCAATGCCAACTGGAAGTTATACTATTTTCTATAAATGTTTTGCTTTAAACGATAAAAATGCGAAACGAAAATTTGATGCTTACCGAAAACGTCATCGTGGGCAGTAAGCTATCATATAACGGCGGATGCTACACGATGGCTGGGAAAAGCACACACCCAGGCTTCGGATAATGACAGATTATAAAAGTGCAAAACAAACTTTAAATTTAACCCGAAACCCAGCTATTGTGTAGCATATGTTACTGGCTGTGTTTTTTACAACGAATGATTATGGGAATGTACACAGAATTAATTTTTGGAGCTGAATTAAAAAAAGAAACTCCAAACGAAGTTATTGAAGCGTTGAAATATATGCTTGGAGAAGTAAAAGAAAAACCAAATAATTTCCCATTACCTGATGGTAGATGCGAATGGTTGTTTCAAGGAAGTAGTTATTATTTTGCAATAAATGAAAGTGTAAATAAAATGTGGCTTGATGAAATAGATAATTGTTGGCATATTTCTACACGTTCAAATATTAAAAATTATAAAGATGAGATTGAAACTTTCCTAGAATGGATTAAACCTCATATTGATAGTGGTTCTGGAGATAGAGATATGTATGCTATCACAATATACGAAAGCGGAGAGCCTGTTTTGTATTTTTTGGACGATGTTGAGTAACATAGCCAGTAACGTTGGATTATTGTGCTTGTAGCGACCTGATACAAGACAATGTAACGGGTCAAAACTAGTAATAACAAAAAGTAACAATCAATAAATTAAACCAGAATCTAGCTATAAGTACAATATAATGTTGTAGGTAGGTTTTTTAACATCATTAATTATGACAAAAAATATAAATGGTTTTCGTTTAAATAAAAACGGCAAACCAATCCTTAATGAAGAAGGGTATAAAAAGCATTTAGAATATCAAGGAGCATCTTATAAAGATGAAATGGGTACTTATTATTTCTTTCTTAGGAAACAAAATGGATGGTTTATTTACAACACATAGACCTGCGTAACTTTGGCGACAAAGTTGAGCAAACTTACCTACAACGTATGGTGCTTGGCGAAGGCTGGGTATTTGAAAAACTAAACTTGAAATTATGCACAGAAGCTCAATAGAATTACAGAACTTGATTGAACCACAGAAGCCCAGCTTTTGCCAAACACGTGTTACAGGCAGTACGGGTTTAAATGTACTATCTCTCTTCGATGGTATGTCTTGTGGTCAATTAGCTTTACAAAAGGCAGGAATAAAAGTTAATCAATACTTTGCAAGTGAAATAAAGCCACACGCAATAAAAGTAACTCAACACAACTTTCCAAATACAATACAATTAGGTAGCGTATTAGATGTAAAAGCAAGAGATTTGCCTAAAATTGATTTATTGATAGGAGGAAGCCCTTGTCAAGATTTTAGTTCAGCTAATAAAGAAAAATTAGGATTGCAAGGCGAAAAATCAGGATTGTTTTATGAGTATTTAAGACTTTTAAAAGAATGTGAGCCGAAATACTTTTTACTTGAAAATGTGGCGATGGATGATTATAGTTATGTAGCAATAAGTGAAATGCTTGGAACTTATCCAACAAACATAAATAGCGAACTTATATCAGGGCAATTAAGACAAAGGAGCTATTGGACGAATATAGGTCCAGAAAGTTTTGATTTATTTGGTAATAGATATTCAATGATACCACAACCGAAAAACAAAAAAATAAAGTTTCAAGATTTATTAGAGAATGGATATACAGATAGATTAAAAGCAAGATGTTTGCTTGAAAGCGAAAGTAGAAATCCGGGTAGTACATTTTCATCATTAAGACGATATATGATACAAGGATTTATAAATGTAATTTTCAAGGATAAAGAAACTTACGAAAAGTATTCTAAAATGACCGAAGATGAAATGAAAGCAAATTTTGTTGATGGCGATATTAGAAAACTAAACCAAACAGAAATGGAACGATTACAAACAGTACCCAATGGATATACAAGTATTCTAAAAAGAAATGAAGCAGCTTGTTTATTGGGAGATGGTTGGACGGTTGATACTATTGCACATATTTTTTTATTCATAGGAGTAGAATGTTCAAATTATGCACAGTCTTAGTATTGCCTATAACATATGGTGCTATACGAAGGAGGCGATTATTAGCACTAAAGTTGATGCGGAGTACAAAATTTGATTATACCAGACTGTTTCTGCGGAGTACTAAACCGCCTCTTTTGTATAGCACGTGTTACCGCCAGTTGTGGATTTTTACCGAAGATTTAATTAAAAACAATAAAATAAAAAATATGAAAAATTTAAAAGTATTTGGGGCTGAAATAATAGACGAAAAATGTATTACTCAAATTAAAAACTGCTTTTCTGAAAATGATTTAGCGGTACTTACTGCTGACGCTCATTATGGATATGGGCATCCAATTGGAGGTGCAATAGCTTATAAGGATAAAGTTTCTTTGTCAGGTGTGGGTTTTGATATTGCTTGTGGGAACAAAGCTGTTAGAACCGATATTTTAGCAGATGATATTAATGTTGCAAAGGTAATGGATGAACTTTTTAAAAGAATTTCTTTTGGAGTTGGTCGCCACAATGACGAACCGGTTGACCACGAAGTTTTTGCTAAAATAGCAAACGCTGATTTTTTACCCCAAAGAAAACTATTACAGTTAGCTAAAAATCAACTTGGAACAGTTGGAAGTGGAAATCATTACGTTGATTTATTTCGTGGTTCAGATGGTTATTTATGGATTGGAAATCATTTTGGTTCACGTGGTTTTGGACATAAAACAGCAATGGGATTTATCGCTTTATCTCAAGGTTTAGGATTTGAAGATAAAGCCAACGAAGGAGGAATGGATAAACTCCCAATTTTGTTTGATACGAATACCGAATTAGGACAATCATATTTATCAGCAATGCACTTGGCTGGAGAATATGCTTATGCAGGTAGAGATATGGTAATTTCTAAAGTTCTTGAAATACTTGACAATCCAAAAGTAACATTTGAGGTTCATAATCATCACAATTTTGCTTGGAAAGAAAATCACTTCGGAAATGATTATTGGGTTGTTAGAAAAGGTTGTACCCCTGCATTTCCTAATCAATTAGGTTTTATCGGTGCTAATATGCTTGATACTTCTGTTATCATTGAAGGAGTTGATACTGAATTAGCAAAAGAAACACTTTATTCAACTGTTCACGGAGCAGGTCGAGTAATGTCAAGAACCGAAGCATCAGGAAAAACAAAATGGATTAAGGATGAAAACGGCCGAAAAAGACCGACTGTAATTGCGAAAGGGAAAGTTGATTTTGATTTAGTAAAAGAAAATATGAAAAATCACAAAATTGAACTTCGTGGAGCTGGAGCAGATGAATCACCTGAATGTTATAAAAAACTAAATGAAGTTTTAGGTTATATGGGAGATACAATAAAAGTAATTCACGAACTAGAGCCGATTGGAGTTGCGATGGCAGGAAACGAAACTTTTGACCCATACAAGGACTAAATTTCATTAGAAACCGCTAATGTAACAATTGGCGGTAACGTATGGTACTATACGAAGGAGGCGATTATTAGCACTAAAGTTGATGCGGAGTACAAAATTTGATTACGGCAGAATGTTTCTGCGGAACACTGAACCGCCTCTTTTGTATAGCACGTGTTATAGGCTGTACGGATTTTTTAAAATAATTACAAAATAACATTGTGTAATACAAAATAATACTTATATTTGCATATCACTTTTAAAGTTAAAACAAAATGGAAAAAACAAAAATGACAATTCACAGAGCTTTAGCAGAACTAAAGCTAATTGATTCAAGAATCGAAAAAGCAATTAATTTAGTTGAACCAACCGGATTAATGCAAATTGGGAAACCTGTAAATGGTTTTTATTCTAAAGAAGATTTTGAAAAAGATGTTAAATCAAAATACCAATCTGTAACAGATTTGATTGATAGAAAAAACGCTATTAAATCAGCGATTGTAAAAGCCAATGGAATTACCAAAGTAAGTGTTTCTGGAAAAGAAATGACTATTGCAGATGCAATCAATTTTAAAACAGTTATTGCGGTTAAAAAGGCTCTTATTTTGCAATTACAACGCAAACACAATGCTGTTAAAGCAAAGTTTAATCAAGAAAATGAAAAGATTAATCAAGTTGCTTTAGAAAACGCAAAAATTATGATTGGTAAGCAAGGTGATGATAGAGTAAAACCAAATGACGAAGATGTTAAAAATATTGTTGACCCGTTTGTAAAAAGAAATGAATACCATTTAATTGACCCTTTAAAAGTTGAAGAAGCTACTGAAAAACTACAGAAAGAAGTAGATGACTTCGAGGTTGAGGTAGATGCTGTTTTATCAGAAATTAACGCATTAACAGAAATAGAAATATAAACTAAACAAAAAGTTGCGGAAGCGAAAAGCCTAAATTTAATCCCGTGCTTGACGGTTAGAAAAGCAACCAAATGCTAATTGGACAGCTCTTTGTGTCATAGGTTCGATTCCTATATTTTCTTAACTGAAAATTAGCTCAGATGGTAGAGCAAAAGAAAAAAACTGAAAAGTTAAAAGTTGAAAGATAAAAGTATAAAGGTTAAAATTTAAAGCTCTTACACGATTAAAGATTAAAAAGTAAAGTGTAAAGTTCTTTTAAATCCAAGATATAGTTTTCAAAAGTGGCGATTAATTAACTTATGGTTTTGTACTTGGCTGCTTCCGCAGCCTTTTTTATTTAAAAAAATATGGAAAAAATCAGAAAAAGCATCACTATAAACGATAACGTAAATAGTGAAATTGAAAAACAAGCAGAACTTGAAGGAAGAAGTTATAGTAATATGATTGAACAAATGGCTAAAAAGTATTTAGACGACTTGAAGGAAAAAGTTGTTTAGAACCGTAAGCGTAGTATAGCCTATAACGTATGGGTATTGGCGAAGTTGCCGAACCGAAAGCTAAATTGAAAAACAAAAGTTGAAATTATGGACGAAAGTTTAATTGAAAAACAGAACGGCAATTTTGCCAATACCGTGTTAGGTGCAGTGCCTTCTGTGGTGTATAATGAGGATTGTATAGAGGCATTAAAACGCTTTGACGATAATTACTTTGATGTGGCTATTGTTGACCCGCCTTATGGGATTGGCGAAGATGGAGGCAAAGCAAGGACACGAGGAAGCAAAAAGACAAACGGTGAAAAAAAAGGATGGGATAATGAAAGACCAAACGCTGAATACTTTGCCGAACTGATGAGAGTATCTAAAAATCAAATTATTTGGGGTGGGAATTACTTTGCTGATTTATTACCTGCTTCAAGATGTTGGTTGTATTGGCAAAAGAATATGGGTGGCGATTTTGCTGATGGTGAATTGGCTTGGACTTCATTTGATAAAGTGCTAAAGCAATACACCAAACGAAGCGAAACATTTGATAGAATACACCCAACTCAAAAGCCAATACAACTTTACGACTGGATTATTTTAAACTATTGTGCGGATGCAAATTTGATTTTAGATACTCACGTTGGAAGTGGAAGCTCACGGATAGCTGCAGCAAAGGCTGGTAAACAATTTATAGGATTTGAAATAGACCCTGAATATTATGAGAAACAAGAAAAGCGTTTTAATGACTGGAATAGTCAACTGCGAATGTTCTGACGGAGACGTTCACGGCATTGCACCTAACGTTTTTGCTTGGTGCAGTTGCCGAAAAAGAATACCTAAAACTTTAAATTAAAGACAAATTATGCAAATACAAGACCATCTTAAAATTGAACCTGATACGGCAATTGCTCCAAGCAATTGTTATGCCTCGCTTACTCACGGCTCGTTGTTTTCTGGAATTGGCGGTTTTGATTTAGCATCTGAATGGATGGGATGGGAAAATGTATTTCATTGTGAATGGAATGATTTTGGAAAACAAATTTTAAAATATTACTGGCCTAATGCTATAAGTTATGATGACATCACAAATACAGATTTCACTATTCACAGAGGAAAAATCGACATCCTTACTGGAGGATTCCCCTGCCAACCATATAGCGTTGCAGGAAAAAGAAAAGGAAAAGAAGACGAACGCCATCTATGGCCAGAAATGCTTAGAGCAATTAGAGAGATTCAGCCGACGTACATTGTGGGCGAAAACGTTCGTGGGCTTATTAATTGGAATGGAGGAATGGTCTTCGACGAGGTGCAAACTGACTTGGAAAATGAAGGCTACGAAATCACACCGTTTTTACTTCCTGCTGGAGGTGTTAACGCACCGCACCGTAGGGATAGAATCTGGTTTATCGCATTTAATTCTCCCAACTCCAAGAGCGAACAAAGTAAACGGATGCAACCTGAACAGCGAAAAATTAGCGAACAGGAACAAAGGCAATTTAGAAGAAGTAATTGCGAAAATGATGTTTCCAACTCCTGTTTCGAGCGACGCAACAACCGGAGCGATAATAGGCAAAAACGACACTTTCAAAATGACTTCAGGACTACCGAGGAAAATAAATCAGAACGGAACGGATGGAAGTGTGGGACTTGCGAGATTAGTTCAATTTCTACCGACACCAACAGCGGACGACAATCCAGCGAAGAACACAGGAAAGAGGAATCAAGACAGTTTGCAAAAAAGAGCTTTTCAGGATACTGGGAAAACTTCCCAACTCAATCCCCTGTTTGTGATGGAAATGATGGGATTCCCACCGAATTGGACGGTATTACCTTTCCAAAATGGAGAAATGAAAGTATCAAAGGAGGTGGAAATGCTATAGTACCACAAGTTGCCTTTCAGATATTCAAGGCTATCGCTTTGCACGATGCTTCTTTAAGTGAGGCATAACTACTATATGTATCAAAACTAAAAATTAACCAATAAAACCAATAGTTAACAATATGGATATTCGAAAATGGT